CCTGGAGATTTAGTTTCATTAGAACAATTGCAAGCAGAAAAAGATGCAGAAGTAGCAGCTCAAAATGAATTAGCAAAAATAACAGGTGATTGGGGAGCTCTTGAAACAGCAACTGGAATACCTGATGCAGCTGATACAGTTAAAACAATTCCTGTTGAAGAACAAGAATTAATAAGTGCTCAAGAAGAAGAGATGTTAGCAGAACTTGCTAGAGAAGAAGAGGAGCGAGCAGCGAGAGCTAGAGAAGAAGCAGCACAAAGAGCTAGAGAAGAAGCTGCGGAGCGAGCAGCAGCTGAACAAAGAGCAGCTGAACAAGCAGCAGCTGAAAGAGAAATGCAAGAAGCAATTGCAAGAGCAGAAGCACAAGAAGCAGCTAGACAAGCTGAAATAGATAGACAAAGAAGAGAAGCAGATGCCAGAGCAGCTGAAGCAGCAAGAGCTGCGCAAGCAGCTAGAGATAGAGCAGCAGCGGAAGCAGCAGCTAGAGCTAGAGATCGACACGGAGGAAACGGCGGAAATCAAGGAACTGGGGCAGGAGCAGGTGGAGGCTCGCAGCAAGCAACTTCTGGTGGTGGATTTTCAAGCGGCTGGGGAGGCGGCTGGGGCTGGTCTAAAGGTGGAATAGTGAGTTTAAAAAATGCCAAAAGATAACGCATTACAAAAAATAGAATCACACGAAAAGCTTTGCAGGATCATGCAGAAACAAACTCACGATAAAATATCTAAATTAGAAAAGCAAATTAATAGAATAGAAAGTATTTTATTAGTATCAGTAGGCGCTTTGATTACTGGTATGGCATACGTCATTATTAATATTACAATAAAAGTCTTGTAATTTAACATAAATAGTATATATAAGAAGTAAGAGTGCTTTAGGAAGGCTCTTAATTATTAACTGTCTAAACAAGGAGGTTACTATGACTGATCTAATAAATTTAAATAATTTCCTAAATAACGCAATTGGTTTCGAGAATTTCTTTGATAGATTTCATCGACTACCTACTATAAACGCAGGCTTTCCACATTATAATATAAAGAAAGCAGGTGAAGATAAATACACATTGGAAATGGCAGTGGCTGGCTACAA